ATTTTCAATACGTCAGGTCGCATTGAGGGAATCGGATATAAGAAAGAGAACTTCAAGGAGGGGAAGAAAGAAGAAATCAGACACACGATTCAGGTGTTTGGCGGATGCGCCGAAGAGATTGCAGAGTACAAATGCAAAGAAGATTGTCTGCTCGTACTGTATGCGATTTTCAACGCAATAGAGCAGGGAGGTAAAACGGCAGAGCTTCCAACACAGGAGGAAATGAAAGAACAGAGAGAAGCATTGAAACAGTATCTGGAATCAGGAAAGAAACTGACAGAGTGGACAGCAGAACTCCTGAAAGAATTGCTTGATATGTAATAAAAGCCGAAACAGGGCATTCGCCCTGTCTGGACACGACGGCAACGTGTTCACTGATGATGGCAAGCCGAAAGACATTATCGGAGCATCGTGAAAACATGGCGGCGCGTACAGTCTGCCAGAACACTGTATGGATGGATAACAGGTTTTAGCACTTTTTAAGGTGAAAAGGCAGACGCGGTGAGAACGCTTGCCAGAGAGAAGGTGAATGAGAAAAACATGATAACAAATTATGATGCACATGGATTCATGGTGGCAGCGGAAGAACTGCCGAAAGCCTGCACAGCCTGTCCGTTCTGGCTAGTGGAGGCAGAGAAATTTGAAGAGGGCGAATGCTTCCTGACAGGCCACATCATCAAAACTGATGGGTCACACGATGAAAAAAGAATGGATGACTGCCCGATTATACAGAGGAAAAAGAAAAGAAAGGCAAAAAGAAGGTGATGCAGATGTTTAATGAACAGCGGCCAGTGCAAATTCTGGAACTGTTCGGAGGAATAGGGAGTCCGCGATGTGCGCTCCGCAACCTCGGCATCCAGACGAAGGCGATTGACTATGTGGAAATAGATGAAAAGGCCGTGAGGTCATACAATTCGATGTTTGCAGAGGAATTGCCGTACAAGACGCAGAGCGTTGTCGGATGGAATCTGAAGCCTGACATCCTGATTCACGGAAGTCCATGTCAGGACATGAGCATTGCAGGACATCAGGGAAAAGCAAAGGCAGAGGACGGAAGAATCAACAGAGGCAAAGGAGCAGATCAGGGAAGCGGAACACGGTCGAGCCTGATGTGGGAGACAATACATATCATCGAGCAGATGGGAAAGTGGAAACCAAAATATGTGATATGGGAGAATGTGCGGAACGTAACGAGCCGACACATGATCGCAAACTTCATCCGGTATCAGAAAGAGATGGAGCGCATGGGGTACACGAACAACTATGAGGTGCTGGATGCCAGAGAGTTCGGATTGCCGCAGGCCAGAGAAAGAGTGTTCACAATATCAGTTCTCGGAGGAGAGAAGTTTCAGTTCGACGAACTGATTCGGACACCGATGCGGAGCATTGATGAGTTTCTGGAAAAGAACGAAGAAGTGCCGGAAGTGTACGATGTGACACAGCCATCCGTGAGAGAGGTGATCGGAGTGACCGGGAGCGTAAGAAGAGCAACGGTCATCGAAGATTATGCCTTCACGATCACGACTCGGCAGGACAGAACACCAGCGCAGGTGATTGACTGCGGAAAGGGAAGATACAGATACCTGACAGAGTTGGAGTGCTGGCGGTTGCAAGGTTACACAGACGAGGACTTCGAGAGAGCAAAGAAAGCGCAGCAGAAGAAAGGGAGATACTACACGGCATTATATAAGCAGGCAGGGAACAGCATCGCAGTTCCGATATTTGAAAGCATCTTCCGAAAGATAATCCTCAACGAAGTCAGAGAAAAGGAGGAACAAAGGTGAACGACGGACCAATAGTGAGAAGAATTTCATTCGACATTCACGGAGAGTTCATCACGCAGCTTGCGAGAGAATGGTTTTACACCGGAGAAAAGAGCCATGAGAAAGTCATTGAGATTCTGATGGACAGTATGACCGGGACAGATACACCAGAAGCACAGATCAGGAGATACGCAGAGGACATTCTGCTCGGCCGCGCCGCTCTGAAGGGGAGCACGGCAGCAGGTACATATCATCTTGAAACGTACGAGCCGGGAGAAGAAGAGCAGATGCCGAAGAGCATGAACATCTGGAAAGAAGTCGAAAGGCGGAAGAAAGCAGAGAAGGACCTGCGGAGGATGATTGAACGGTGGGACGTAGCAATGGACCACATATCGGAAAGCACACAAAGAGCAATCCGAAAGGAACTCGGAGAAGAGACTGCGGAGGATAGACAGCAGGATGCACTCGACAGTTTCATGGCACGAATGATGGATGAAGAAGAACACACCACAGAGGATTATGGATGGTTAGAACCGAACGGAACCTTCCATGCAGTAGAGTGGGGAGATCATCAGGAATGGGCGAACGACTATCTGGACAAGAACCTGACACAAGAGGAACGGTTTGCGGCGATGGTGGAGATCAACGCATCAGGA